GTGTGAAAGAGGAAGGCGTGTGCGTGTTTCCCTACACACACACACTCCCCCGCCGCCGGATCGGCCGGGGGGGGTCCGGCGGCTCCCTGCCCCGCAAAATGGGTTCGATGCCCACACTAGGCATCGAACTTTGTCACGAAACCCCTTGTTTATATGAATGTTTTTATCTTCTTAGCGATAGGAACCCACAAAGGGCACGCGCAGGAACCCAATTCGGGCAAACGTGGCATCGAACCAGCGCGATATAAACCGACTGTATACCGTTGTGTGCTGACAAAGTAGGTCAGAAGTATTGACATAAAATGGGGTATTATGTTACCCGCCCACGCGTCTGAGCGTCGCCGTGTCTCTCGTGGGGCACCAAAACGCCTCCCACGCTCCATATAAGCCCCCGCACACGCCCTTCTCCCCTTCTGACGTATGGTCGCCGCATAAACGCAATCACAAAGCTCTGTGCGGCGTTTAATCGCCTGTATCATCGCCACCCTCCATTTCCGCTGCCAGCGCTGCATATCCGCAAACGTCCACCCAATTATCGCTGTGCGTTGACGACGCGGCCCGCGCCACTTTCATCAGCACCATCATCGCTGCCACATCGGTGGCTGATACTGTTTGCTGATGCAGTCGTTCTCCAAGATACGCTGCCCACATTTTTCCGATTCGTTCGTGCGATACTTTCGCGCTTCCATAAGTCTCCTGCCTATCTCCGCAAATCAGGTTTTCTGCTGTACGCAGAATATCGTTTCGCTTTACCACGGGATTTCATCCTCAAGTTCTTCGGCTATTGCGCCTTTATCACCTCCGAGAACCCGCGTTACTTTTGCGTTTGGGAACGCGTCGAACGCGGTTTCTATAAACTCTTTACTAAAATGCTGGCTTACGATGCACGCGGCATCCTCAAACGAGTACACGACCCAATCTGGATGCTTCTTTCGCAGCTCCAGCATTCCGTGCAGCGCGAAGCACACAATGCGCTCATCGTTCATTTCGACGCAATACGCGTGCGGCGGAAGCGGCTTGTGGCCAGCGGCCATTGCCTCGTCTTCCAATCTTTGCCAGCCTTTAAGCAATCCCATTGCGATCATTTCGACGCGTTGTTCGTCCTTTTCCAGCGTTGCCTTTTCAAGCGCCTGATAGGCCGCTTCAAACTTTGCGGCCAAAGCTGGCGTTACCAGCGACGGTAATTCGTTCCCCCACTTTGCCACCTTATCCCGCGCCACCTTATAAAGCGGTTCCAGCAATCCCCAGACCTGCGGAGGCACTGGCTCCATTGCCTCTCCCGCCTTAAACGTGTTTTTCGTTCTTATGTGCTTTCCGCCGTTTCTCGTTTTAGTAACCATGCTACAACTCCCCTTCTAATTAAATGTTAACCACACTGAAAATCCCCACAGTCCTCTTCCACACTCCACACTTACCTCCACAGTCCCCCCCCTACGGGGGGGTACACTGTGGTGGAGCGTGGTTTGGGCTGGGTTTCCACAGTGCTGCACGCATTCCACAGTCCTTTTCAACCACTGTGGTTAACATTATAAGCCTGCCTCTTCGCCTGTAATCCACTCCCCAACTGCCACTATTGCAACCTCTCTACCCGCCCTTTTGTCGGCCCACGCCTCCACCTTAAGCACGTTTGTCGCCAGCCATTTATTGGCTATCGCCCTCACCCTTGCCTTCATAGACGGCTTGTCTAGGTCTATATTCAACACCTCCGCCACTGCCAGCCCTACCCATCGTTTTGACCGCATGTTTTCTCGATATGGGTCTCCATGTTCCTCCGCCTTTCCGACGATGCGCTGCGCGGCCATTGCGTGTTTGGCCGTAACGCCATCGAATAGGTCGGGCATTTTGAATTGCGTGACAACGCCCACATATTCTTGGTTCGGTAATTGCACCCCCACTAATCTCCTATAGACGGCTTTAGCTGCTGGCGGAGCCATGTTTGCCTTTCCGTCGTCTATGCGGAATATGCCTTGGCTTTCGTGCTCCGACACGCCCAGTTTTAGCGCCTCCTCTTGGCTTATTTTATTTATGACCCGCGCTGCACGCGCCGCGCCGACTAATGACCCTGCGCCCCTGACGGAATCTATTGTTGCGTCTTCTCCATTTGTTTTTCGTATATGGTGCGATAGGTTGGACGCGCAGTCGGTCACATCGCAAACGCCTCTTACCGCTCCCACCGCTGCATTCATAGCTATGTTATCGTTTTCACTGATCATGTTTGCACCGACCCACGGGTCGATCATTATCAAGCCTATTTGGTTTTTCGTGACCTTTGAAATCATGTAGTCAAGCATTTCGTCATTGACGCTAATTCCATCCCTGTCCTGCTTGACAAATATCATGTTTAGATCGCGGCCCGCGTCCAGAAATAAACGCCCGCTGATTTCCTCCGACGTTACCTCGTAATAAATCATTGCGGCTACAAGGCGTCGTTGCATTTCCTCCAGCGGGTCTTCAAGGTTGATGATCCACACAGCGCAGCGTTCGTGTACTGGCTCCGACAGCAGCGGCCTTCCGCTGGCGATGGCCAGTGCTTCCACGATTTGCAGAGACGTTTTCCCAACTCCCCCTGCCGACGCTAATACGCTGACGTTTGAACGGATATAATGCTGTCCATATATCCACCTGCGCGCCGGGATGTCCGCCGGATCGATGTGGACGTATTCCGTTGGCCATTGTCTCTCTCCCTGCACGCGTTCCTGAGCCACTTGCTGAATTGGCTTCGCCAGCGTTAGCGCTTCGCGCAGCTTATCCTCTCCCGCCTCTCTCAGGTAGTCGTTGGCATCTTTTGCCGTGTCGCTGCCCATTTGATCAAACCGCACAACGTGAACGTCGGTTGAGCCGTCTCCGCGTAAAACCTCCGCGACCGCCTCAACGTCTAGGTCTGGATCAGCGCAGATCGTCACATCGCTTGCCCGTGGCACGTTAAACGTTTTCATGCCCGACTTGCCAAAGGTGCATATGATCTGCGCTGGTGCGTGACCTGACACGGCCTGATGGACGCTCAAGGCGTCCTCCGGCCCCTCAACCATAATGATTGCCGTTTTCGGCTCATCGCTGCCAATGCGCATGACGTTTCCGGTTAGCGATCCGCGCGAATACTTGTTGATTTTGTTGTGTTCGCGCTTCTGTCCGTCCGGTGTGAGCAGCACAGCCTGAACGCCGCAGACGTTCCCCTGCGGATCCGTTGCTGGGAATATGATTGCTGGCCCATCGTATAGGCTGGGGCTGAAACGCGCTATCCCCGCCGCAGCGGAGGCGCGAAGACCTCTGCTGTTAAGATATAGCAGGGCAGGGCGCACCGCGTCTTTGTTTTTTCTGGATATGGGGACGCTTCTTTCCCACGCTGCCTGCGCTTTAGCGATCTTTTCCTTTTTGGTTTCCGCGTCCTGTATTAGCAGATTTTTACTTGCAAGGCGCGCGATCAGGCGGTCCATTTCGGACGTTTGGAATGGCACCTGCTCAGAGTTTTCTAGGCACTTTGGGTTTTCGCTTCCGCGCTGAAATCCTGAGCCTATGGTTGCTTTGATTTCGTGCTCTTGCAGCCCGATTGCTTTTGCTGCTGCGTGCATTTCTATGATTGTACTGTCTATGTTTGCCGCGTCCAGATGAGCGTGCCTACCGAGTGAATACGCAGCCACGTTCAACGCTTCATTGCGCCTGCCTTGACCAGCGGATGAGATGTCTGCAACAGCGCTTTCTCTTACCTTTCTAAAATATTGGTGGCTCATTCATCAACACCGCCGCCATTGCACACAACGCAGATTTTTCGCTGCGTATCAATGTATCCGATGTCGCGGTTAAAGTTTGCTTGTTTATAAACGTCATATTCAATGTGGCCATCACCATTGCAGGCGTGACAATTTTTGCCCTTTGGCTTTGCGTATTCGGCCATTTTTCCATCAATAATGTTTTTAAAAGTCCCAGTCATTATGTTTCCCCTTTTTGTTTTCACGCCCGCCTCGGCGGACGTGAGCGCGCTTATGACTTATTTATTCTAAAATGCAAAGTCGTCGTCTGTTGCTGGCGGTTCTGGTGCTGGTGCTGGTGCTGGTGCTGGTGCATTGCTTTTTGGGGCTGCTATCCATTTGGTAATGGTAAAGCCTAAATCGTATGACGTGCCTTTTCCAATTACGATTGGCGTTGATGCTGTGACCGAAACCACTGGAACTAGCCCTTGCGCAAACTCTGGCGACGCTTCCGCTTGATTGTATAGCTTGGCGATGAATTGCCCCGTGCCATAACTATTATTGCTGAATTGCGCTTTAGTGCCGCAGGATAACCAGCAATCCACGTCAAAGCCTTGCTTGTAGGCCAGCTTGCCTTCCGCGTCGATTTCCTGCGGTTTGGCTGTTGGCTGCGCTGGTGATGGCCATTCCTGCCAATCGCGCATTCCAATTGCGATTTTAAGCCAGCCGAATTTGACGTTTTTAATGTCGATGGCAATTCCCTTGACCATATCAACAGTTTGGTCATCGCCGTCGCCTTTTAACGTCCAGCGATTTTGTGGAAGGTTAACGCGCAGATATGCGCCTGCGGTGTCGCCTGTTTCTCCGAATGATATTGGCATGTTTGTCTCCTTTGACGTTGTTTGCCTGTGTTGTGCGCTTTACAGCGCGGTGAATTTAAACGCCCAGCTCGGAATTTGCAGCGTTTGCAAATCTCCGAAATTGTAGCTCCAGACGTTTTTATTACACGCTATTGAGTATTGCTCTAGCGCGTATTTCGTGGCCGCTTCGCCTTCCTGAAGCGACCTCCAATCAAGTTCATAAACGCCGACAGGGTAAGGCGCTTCTTTGCCGACAGATATAAATATAAAGCGGTCTATTTCGTGGCCTTCAATGGCCATAACGCGGCGGTAAAACGCCTCTTGGATGTGATAGCCAAACTGCGCAACCTGCTTGGCGAAGCCTTCTGGATCAGGCGATATGGTTGTTTTGAGATCAATAATGGCCGCAATATCTTTGCGCCAACCATCTGGACGTGATCTGACTTTCACGTCTGTCACAGCATCCACGCCAAATACGCTGGCTTCGCAGATAAGATCGCCGCTTAAAAGCTCCGCCGATGATTTGTTTGCGCGAACGGCGTTTGCCATATCGTTTGCAATCTTATAATCACCTTCGGTTAGTAGCAGCGCCCCACTTTCTTCTGCTTCTGCCTTGCGTTCTGTCCAAGCCTTGCCTCGTCTTGTTTCTGGACCTATCCAGACTGAGTTTGCTAAATGCGGCTCAAAAACTAGAGTGTGCGCTGCGGTTCCCAAATCCCATGCCGGATTAGCTTTGCGCACCTCATACTTGTAATGAGCAGGCGATTTCATAGCGATTGTTTTTGCACCTGACGCGCTAAGAGCGTCGCTCGAGTGGTATTCTTCGTTGGTCATGTCGTAATATACGGTCATTATATTAACTCCCACTTGTCATATAATCCTGAAAAATCAGTCATACTTTCCCCCTTCCATATGTTGCGATTAACAGAGCCTCCGCGCGGTGTTCATCCTTCTTTCGTTTTAAGTTTGACGCCAGCGCTGGAAACCATTGCTGCGCCATGCGGCGTGCAGCGTCTTTATCTTTTGGCAGGTTCATGCTGCGCTTCCAACTGACAGGCGTAACCAGAGAATACGGCACCTTGGACAGCGCCACGGTTGTTACGATTTGGCCGTATGCGTAGCCAAGTTTAAACGTGCTGCTAACGCCTTGCTTTGGCATCGCCTGTTGGCGTTCAATCCATATGTGGTCGATGCGATCAACGCTGATCAGAATGTCGGTCAGCGCTGTAACATCAACGCCTCCCTCTGAATACACTGGTAGGTCGTGAACCTCCGCCCAATCGTCACCGATTAACGCCACGCCGCCTGTTCTGTATCCGCAATCAATCCCGCATGTAATAATCATTAATTTACCTTTGCTTTATCTGCGTCAAACGTCGCGCTTAATTTCGATGTGGTATTCATCAAGCAACCGCACAATTGCGCGCTCTGTCAGCGCCGTCATGCTTATGCGTTCCTGCTTGGATAACGCGCGCAACGCGTTGAACACATTTATGCGGATGCGTGACCCTAGCTGCTTGGTCTCTATTTCCATTTCTCTCTCCGATTGTTAACAGTAAGCTCACACTCCGTTAACGGCCTACGTGTTTATATGCAATACCGCCGCGCTGCCCGGTTAATTGATACAGAGGAACCACATCTATGACTTCCGCAACCATCACGCTGTTTTTTACAAGCATGACACGCAAAGCCTTGTTTATGCGACATGGGTCTTGCGGTATCATTGTGGACAGATCACCGCGTGTCAGCGCGCCATGTTTTCGCATTAAATATTTTATCTTACTATACAGGGCTTCTTTTTTCCATCTAACAGAGTCCGTTTTATCTATTTCGTCTTTCCCCTTTAAGCTGCGTTTTAACCGTTCGTTTTCTTTCTTGGCCATTTCCTTCATTTGCTTTAGCGCGTCACTCATAACAATTCGCCCTTTAGAATGCGCTCTAAGGCGTCACACAGCGCCATGATTTCTTCTGCGCGCTGCTTGGTTGTCATGCTTGATGAATTTCGCTCTGTGTCCATTCTGATAATATCAGCTTTGCGTTTCACGCTGGCAACGTATAAGCTAATTGTCGGCTCTTTCTCTAGCGGTGATAAATCCCATTTAACCATTTTTCGTGTCCTCTTTTTCCCATGGCGGCGTTTGTTTTAATGTTATTGTTTTATCTTTTCGGTATCTAAGAGTTGCTGTTTGACTGTTGCGGATTTTTTCTTTTAAAAGTTGAAAATCGCTTTTTTGGTCTGACCTGTCTCGTATTGGTTTGGCCATTACAGCCACCCCATTGAGACTGCGCATATCCAGCCAACGCTTGCAGCGGCCAGCACAATAAAAATTATTACGTCTTCATAATCAATCATTTTGGTCTCCCTTTGGCTCGGTGTTAACTAAATTAGTAAATTATTTATCCTTTAAATCATCTTCTCTAGAATCAAATTCATGGGCCAATCTTCTTAATTCTGTACCCATATGCCCCCCGCCTGACCTAATCACACCCGTAAATAATTTCCTTTTATCATTTTTGATAATTGCTTCCCCAGCACTTAAAGAATAAGTTGTTTTTCCTAATTCCCAAGTAATATGGCCAGTTTTGAAAATGTGTTTCATTTCGGCATAAGGCAATTTCTTCTCCTTTTATTCTATTGGATTATCTTAATTGGTGGGAGCCGAAGCCCCTGTTGATTAGGCGTGTGTTGTCCACTTATTGAAGTCCTGTGCTGTTGCGCCGCTCATTGTGCGATCCCTTTTAAAAATGTTTGAGCCTCATTTATCCACTGGTTTAAAGACATATGATTGAGGCGATACACATAGATGCTGTGATCTGCGTAATCATTAATTTCACCATTATCGAAGACGAAATAGAAATAACCTTCTCCAGCGTACAGATTCAGGTGTGGGTTACCCACCTTTTTGATTATCTGATTGCGTGTTAGGTTTGATGTAAGTGTCATTTTATTTTAATCCAAGTGGTGGAAGGTTAAATTACGCGAATTGAAGCTTTGGCTTTGCGTGACGCGTCAAAGCAAATTTCTGCGGCGTTATCCATCGTGGTGTAATGACCGCCAACAAGGCTGCTTGTTTTCCCCATTGACCAAAGCACCTGAAAGTCATTTTCATCGTGTTTGATGCACATGCCTGTTGCACCGTCTTCTGCAGTCATCTTGTATGCTTCGTAAATGCGCTTGTTTAGCTTTTTGCATGTGTATGTCATTTTCGTTTCCCCTGTGTTTGCTTATAGTGTTAACATAAAGTTAACATAGATAATGTGCAAGCCCAAAAATGCAATTAAGTGAAATTATTTTAAACGGGGTATGGTGAGGGCCAGCGGTGTGTGTTTAGCGCATTTAGTAACGCGTCAGTTTTGACTCAGCCCGACAAGTTAAAATGATGCTGACCCTCAAGTTAATTATTACCAACATTTTTGGCAGATGCAAGTTACACCATTAGTTCAAAATGTGGCGCATCAATAAATGGTCTACGACCCTGATCTCTACGCAAATCAATATAATAATTCATGGCATCTTCAGCGCTTCCAGAGTATTCAACATTTCTTTCTGCCTGAGTGGTTTTTGAGTAATAAGTGTGAGTTGTTCTTTTCCAAGCTCCAATATCATCAATCGTCCATGCCGCGCCCCAGCGCAGCTTCACACCTGCTGCTTCTGCGCCTTCTTTCATAGCGTCAGCTATTTCGTCGTAGAGGTTCAACTCCCATCTGCCACCATTAACATAGGCCATAAGATCAACAGCGTTTCCATCAATGTGTTTAGACTTCATAGTTTGTGACGCCCCTTTGGCAACCAGAGCCTTCTGCTCGTCCATTGTTCTCAAGCCGCAAATTACGCTGAAGTCCTGCTTGGTTACGCCGATAGCGTATTTCACGACCGTTACCAGCCCTTCGTCCACACCTTCTAAGTTTGTCACGCTTCGCTTTCCTAGCTTGTATCCCATTTGTCATTCCTTCTCCAAAATAAGTTTTGTTTGCTCACGTATAATTTTTTGCTGTTTTTCCATTTCTAGCCATTCTTTGTCTACATCTGACAATTGGGGTAAAAGCACTACTTTACCCTTTCGAGACAAATAAGCAGAGGCAGGCTCCGACTTAAACATTATTTCCCCGTGTATTTAGATATGGCTCGGTTTCCGAACCAGAAAGCTAAAACTGCGCTCATAAGCCCAGCGGTTTCCTGATCCCACATGAGACTAACAGCCTCGGTCCATTCGCCGCCCGACTGACTGACCTTAACCATAATCACAACCTTTGTGGCTACAAACAGTCCGAAGAAGGCATAAGTAATAACAGGACGAACAGAACCCCGAAGAGCGTTGATAAATCCTCCAGCATCGATAGATCGGTCATGCTCGTATAACCCCTTTGTCTCCTCAATGTCGGCTTGCTTGTCCAACTCAACGAGTTTCATCTCAGAACGTTGTTGGGCTAACTCAGTCTCCAACCGCATCATCGACATGCGA